AGGTCAGCAAGTGACGTATCGTGCTGCTGATAATCTTCACCCTCCCCTTTTGGCATTACGCCGTAATTATCTGAAAACTCCGATACGCTTCTCATTCTTTTGTCGAATGCGGCCTTGTCAGACATCATTGCCGATATGTCCGTTGTCATCACGCGAGTACGCTTACTGCTTGCAAGCATAGGCGCTTCATTCGCTGTGCGTTCAGCCGCATATACTCGCTTGTATATTTCTTGTGTTAAGGGTAAGCCGCCGTAGTTATAGGTTGGCTTCAGAATGTCTGGCAGCTCTTTGGTGACTGTGATTATTAAATGGCTATGGTGAATATCCTCACCGGCAACATTCCACTTTTTAGGCTTGTAATAATCTATAGCCGATGGATTACTAGCATTCACATCAATAGGTGTCATCCAGTATGGATCTATTTGCGATATACCCAAATACTGACCTTTTCTAATTGCGTCGATATTAAACGGCTTGGAATAGTCAGCACCTTCGTATCGAAGCATGGCAACACGAACACCAAAGCCGCGCTTAAAATACTCGTACTCGATGAGATTTTTAACGATGTTATATTTTTTGTCGTGCGAATGCAGCTCTTTGGCTAGCCCTTCATCCATGTTGGCTAACTCAAAACCATTCTTAATTGCAGCCTTTGCCGGTTTAGCACACACCTTATTAATCATTCCATTCTGCATTAAGATTGCACAGACCTGATAGCCTATAAATCCCTGCTCGACAAAATGCGTGAATGCTCGAAGATCAACCGATGACCGGCCTATATTGTAGGCGTTCGTATAGGTGCCAACGCTATCGCCCGTGTGAACGTCCGTAGCCTGCACCTGATACATATTATCCTGAATCCACGAAAGATAATTAGTATCGTCGAAGCTAATCTCTACAGGCTTTGATTCTTTTTTCTTTTTCCAAAACATTAAGGCCAATCCCACACGTCTAGCGTGTTTGTTTTTTGTTTGCCGCTTAGCTCTGTTAGCGCCCAAACCAGCCAATCAACTCGGTTTGGTGACTTGCCGTTAGACTTTCCACTTAACGGGTCGAAATCTAGCATCTCATCTTCAAGCAGTGAAAGCCCTGTATTATGAGAAACGTAACCTAGCTCATACAGCGCCGCAATCGGCTCGGCTCGAATAGTCTTGCCCTTCGTAGCCTTGACTTCGATTATTTTACCCGTATAACCTGCATTACGCAAAGTGTCAATACACATATCGCCACCTTGATTGGTTTCAATCACGATAGCGTCAGCGTCCCACACGTCATAAGCTTCTATTGCGGCGTGCGCCCACTGGGTCGGGGAACCCTTGCGTGTGTAGTCAGCAAGAACACCATAATCATTATCGTCATATATGCAGCTAACCCCTATACCATGCTCATCGCTATTCTTTGTGTTAGATGCAGCAGGATCAATAGAAACTAAAACCCTTTTTGACTTCCTGCCTTTTTTGTACTTTTCACGCGCAAGTTTAACGCTTGACTCTTTCCATAGTGCGGTTTCCTCATCTCGCTTAATAGGTGACTGCATGTACTGAGCCGCGAACCTTCTTCGGTGCGCCCTTAAAGCAATCTCATTCTTATCGTCGTGCTTGACAGGCCAAAGCCAGCCGCTAGGCAATTTATGATCAATAGGTATTGCGTGTGTATAGCTCTCCCCCTTTCCCCCTAGTATTACTGGCAGGTTAAGGTGATGCCATTTTTCGCCGCTTCCCCCATTTAACAGGTATCCGCTTAGGTCATTCCAGTGTATGCGCTGCATGATGACGATTATAGGCACTGTTTCAATTGCCACCCGTGACGCTATCGTTTCATTGTAGTTATTGTTGACTCCTTCGCGGATAACTTCAGAGTAAGCGTCGTCGGGCTTAACTGGATCATCTATAACCAGCGAGCCGCTAAATTTATTCGATATATGACCAGCACGAAAACCTGTTACCTGACCACCCGAAGAAGTAGCAACAACGCCACCCCCGTCTTCTGTGTGCCAAATCTCCTTTGAGTCAGCATCATCGCGAATGACGACTGGCCACATACTTTGATAAGACTCGCTCTTGACGATATTCCTAGCGTCTGCACTATTCTTTAATGCCAGCTTATGCGAATACGACAGGTGCAAAAATCTTGCTTGCGGGTTTATCGATAAGCCTCTGGCCATATAGTTTATGACGGCTATTTCTGTTTTTGAGTAACCGGGGGGAATGTTGATGATAAGACGTGATATATGATCAGGGTGATCATGGTCGAGCGTTGTTCTATCTAGCGTATCAAGTATCAGCCGATGATGAGGCGCGACAAGCATCTTTTGACTCATGCGCTGTTTGAAAAAATATCTTGCGAAGTAACTAGAATCAACCTCGCACAATGATCTCCTTAGATCACGCTCGCTATACATCATCCGACTTCATGAGATCGGACAAGGCAGATTTAACGTCCTTCGCATCTATCGTTTTAGGTGTCATACTTCTATCAGGGCTAGACAACTCTTTCTTATCCGCAAGACCCAAATCACGCGCAATAATGTTAGGATTAAGTAGTCCAGCACTAGCGCCCTCAAACTTTTGAGTGGCTATAACTTGCTTTATTTTCTTTATGACCCGTAAAAAATCTTTACTTTCTGGTTTGTCAAAATCTAAACCGTTCTCAAAATGAGATAAGTACTCTTCGTTAGTGTCCCACTGAATACACATACCACCAATAGTCATAGCTCGCATCAATGGCTTTTCTTTTTCTGATAACTCACCTTGGTACACGATAGCCTCGTTAAGCGGGTTATCTTCTACCCACTGAAAATACTCGCAAGCGGCTTCCCACATAAGATCAGCATTAGCAAATATCTTATCTCGCCCGTGCTTTGTTCTTTGCTTCCAGAAACTATTACCTTTAGGTGCAGCCATTAGAATACCACCTCCGGCGTTATCTTGATAATCGTTGAGCCTTCAGGGTTTTGGTTTTCATCGGGGCTGGTTAGCTCTGCACCCAAAATAACATTAATGTCTCCACTGTTATCACCCACTGTCATTTGCTCTTTTGTTAGCCTTACCACAAACTCAGTGTTTGCCGGTATGGTTTTTCCTTCTTCATTCACGTATTCAGCATTTAACTCTGTCACGCTTGCAATATCAGCTATAAGCTCTCTACTGCTTTCGTATCTTAACTGCGCACGGCAAGCCCATCCAGTCAGAATTGAGCCATCTTCTAGCCCAAAGTTTCTAGCTATTGCTGTACCTCTTACCACTGTAGAATCGCTATCATCGCAGTTCATATATCTATGCTGACACTATTTTCACTTACATTAACACGCTTTTCACTATTGCTTATAGTAACGCTTGTCGCAGACTTATTTCTTACCATTACTGATCTTGACGTTGACGACATTATCACAGATAAAGCTTTTTCGCTTCCTATTGAAACGCTTTCTTTACCTATGACGACATCGCCACGCTTATACCAATTAGCTGCCCAGTTCACGGATCAACCAAGTCTATATCGTCACCGTCCTGAGTGACTATTTTATCAACAAGAACGGCTTTTGTATCCTTTTGCAGCTTCTGATATCTGTCCGGCCTTACTCTTTCATCGGCCTGAGCGATATCTATTAGTGTAACCGCTTGCGCTCCTGTTGCAAGGCTTCCAGTGTCCGCAGTCAACCAATCGCCTTGATTTTGCTGTAATTCGTTTGTGTCTTCTAAGATGCTAGCGATTCCCGCATTATCTGGCGGCACAGCAAGGTTGGTATATCCTGTTAATATCTGATCAACGCTTACCGTTGATGATGTCAATGCAGTCCCCGCTATACGCATACGAATAATACCCGAATCACTTACACTGCCAGAAAATAAAGCCCCACTAAACTGGTGCAACTCAAAATGATTCTCACCAGACATTTGCCCTACGACATCCCAATGATCACCAACCCAGTTGTACGCGTAAATCGTTGCGTCGTCATTATTCCCTTGCATTTCAGCGAACATTGAAAAGCCTGTTGCAAGCGAATCCCCTATACTGAAGTCGTAATAAAAATCAATCTCGCCAGCATCATCGGTTATCACATGATAAATACCGTCCTGCGTATGGGTGTCTTGATATGTACCGCTAGATACCACCCCGCTTGTAATGACAAAGCTATCTGCCTGCTTAACAATAGAGCCTCCAACCGTTACCGATCCGGCCTTGGATATTGGCAAGTCCAAATAATCTAGCCTAGCATCATCATCAAGCAATGGGTTTGTAGGTATAGAGTCAACCCTAGTCTTTATTAGCTCGTCTCTATCTCGATCATCTTGAGTGTATTCCTTGTATCCGTCACCGGTTCTCATTTGAGAGCTTCCCTCTGCGAATATTTGATCATCTACACCTGAAACAATAGCGTTGATTGCAGCATTTAACCCTATACCGAACAGCCGAATATTTGCCCCTAGATAAAGCTGCCTGCCACCCTGAATAATATCATCCCATTCAACTACCGATCCTTGCTGCGCGTGCCATGCCATTCCATCCTCGGTAATTAAAGCGTTTTCAACTTCATTAAACACATCTTGTGGGTGAGCCTCTACATCATCAACAGTTATTCTTAGCTCTGGGGACGCCAAATCAAAAGACACGCTAACAGCAGGATTAGTAGATAACGAGTACATCACCGTCCCATCACGAAACCTATACGGGTTTAATGACACAGATACCGGTATAGTTGCGCCAACAATTAATGTTAAATCCCCAACATCGGGAGTGAACCCTTCCCTATCTACAGCATATCGCCATCCGCTACCAGCATCAGAGCCGGAGAAAACTATATCCTCATGAGAGCTAGTCGCTTGCGTATAACTTCTCGTAACACCTAGATTATCCTCTATTCGTATATAGTCGCCAGCTAGAAGACCACCATTAAAAGCAATAGTGATATCTGCAAGCTCCGGCTCCCACTTAAACAAAGGATCAACTGGGCAATCAAAATAGATGCCCTGAATATATCCCGCATTAGCTGAGCCAGAAACTTTCTCTGCCGTATATTTAAAATACCATTTCGTAGCTGTCGTGTATCCGGCTTGACTAGCCTGTACATTTACAAGAGTTAGTGACTGATACGCTGCAGGCTCAGTCTCGCCAACCTCCCACAACTTATACTCAAAATCAAAATTACCAGTCGAGCTTCCCTTTATTGTCAGCGCAGTCAATATACCGCAGCCACTTATAACATCCGATTGCGTAGCTACTTTTGCACCTATATTGGTGATATACAGCCGGTCATTGTCATAAAGCAGGTCGTCAGCACTTCCAGATAAAATCTCGCCGCTAGGCGCTACTGCATGAGGCATAAACCATATTTGCCCTTGCGTCCTAGCAGCATCTTTAATCACGATGCTGTGATTCATGCCAGAACTGAACGACGGATCTATACCGATAAAAGAAACAAACCTAAATGATGCGTTAGGCTCTGCCTGATTGCCGTGGCTTGTGTCGTTTGGCGCTTCAAAATTAGTGATTAAAGTACTTACTGGTGAATTGAGGTTAAAATCTCTCGACCCACTACTTGATTGGCCCTCAAACAAAAGATTATTTAATGTGAGCTTTGCCGATCCCGCAGTATTTGCAATTTCATCAACAGATACATCGGAAGGGATCACCATTTGCTCATCAATAGAGCCGATAACATATTCACCTGCTTCAGCATCAAAAAGCGTCATACCGCTACGCTCGCCTGTCCAGCTCGTACTTCCTATAAGTCGATAGAGTATATTTTGCTTGGCCTCATCGTATCGACCATGATGAATCCTAAAAGGGCTTAGATCGGTTGTTTTATACCCGTCAGAGTATTCTATTACCCAATTTCCATCAGTCCCGCCGAAAGGAGTGAAGACCGAACCCCTGCCCTGCATAATCTTTAAAAAGCCACTGCCACAGTCATTGTTTAGCCTTGTCCTAGACGAGTCGCTACTGCGCTGAGCCACATATCTTAACTCATGAGAACCCCACATTGGGACGTTGTAGTTTTCAAAAACCTCAGTGGTCGAGCTTGACTCGGTTTGAAACGTAATAGTGTCGCCAACAGTGTCTTCGGCAAGAAACACGCGGACGTTTTCACCCGACCCGATTCCCAAGTAGTTCATGGCGGCATATTTATGTTTAAAAAACTGGTAAGGCTCAAACCTAGATGGATTATTTATGATACCCCACGATGATTGAACCGTTATATTCGGATCAATTGAAAAGCTGCCATCAACAAAAACACAATGTCCATTGCCGCGAATAAACCCGTCACGCATATTGACAGAAGCGCCACCAAGCTCGACATAAATATTCTCTACCTGAACGTCACCTGTGGGCATATCACCATTCGTTCCGTCACCAAACGTCATCACACCAGTTACGTTATCGTATGTAAAATGCCTACCTCTAAAATCATTGCGAATGCCGGTAAACGAGGATATCTGTGTGTAAATAACACTATCTATGTAGCAATAACCTACAAAAGATGGGTAATCGCCGTTAGCGTCTGCTGGGAACTGGATTGTTTGCGATGCCGTACCGTCAGCGGTGTCAATAGATATCAAAAGACCATCAAGAACAATAGCCCCATTTTGACCATTAAGGCCACCTGTGTCTATATTTACAATATTGGGCTGAGTTGTAGAACTGTTTTCTAACGTTATTTCTTGGAATCGGCTATTGAATTCAATATCTACCGACACTGTAGAATTATCGACAATCAGGCTAGCAAGATCAGACAAAACAAAATCATCGCCTGCGGAAGGGGAATAATTAGAAGTCCTATCGTTTGCGGTTGTTATTGGGATCGCTGCCATGACACACCTTTTTAAATTGCAGATATTTTACCATAATACAATAAAAAAAGCCCCAGCTAAGGGGCTAAAGGAGGAATCTTATAAAATTTATTAACTGTAGGATATCATTAAACAACTACGCCAGTCTTTAAATAAATACTAACACCTAAAAGCAGTATGATTGTTATCCCCATTATACTAGCAACAACAGGGAAAACCTTTCCAGTCACTCCAAGTATACCGCCTTGCGTTGTCTTTATTCTTGCCACTTCAATCTCCGATATGGCAGCCTTTTCTCTAACAGCTTCTACTTTTTGATCCAGTCGAGACAAATCTTTTTTAGTGTCAAGAAGATCGTTTTTTAAATGGTCGTGGTTTTTATTGCTTAGTTTTATTTCGCTTGTCAGCTCGTTAATCGGGGTTATCAGTCTCACAAGAGTTTCATTTAAGCTTTTATTAACCTCAAGCCTGTGGTCGCTAATCCTTCGATCTAGTGCGTGAACGTGCGACATTTTTACTTGCTCTGGCTTTCCATCTGACATACAAAACATTCGCTATATAAATAGGGATAAATGACAAGCTAAGGCATATAGCTATCAGCTCGTAATCTAATTTCGCCCATTCTATCATAAGTCACCGAAAATACTAAAAAAGCTAGGCATCCATACATAATTAAACTGTAATTCCCATAAAACATATTGTCGCTAATTATAACGCCCCACTCCATAAAAGTATCTTCTATAGCCAGCAAAAAATAAGCGGTTGCATATGAAATGTAAGCATATACTGACAATAAAGACGATTTACGCGCCAAAACACAAAAAATTATCGAAATATAGGCATAAAACAGCACTAAATAATTAAAGTATATATCCAAATAAGCGTTATAGAATATAGCTATAGATTCAATTAATATAACAAAAGCGCAAGCCAACAGCTTTTTATTTTGTTGCTTTCCGTACGTCAACATAAAAACAACAGCTAGAATTTCAACTATTGGCGTATCTTCTATGCTCATTTTTTAACTACGCGAGACTTTTTCTTTTTTGGCTTAGTCATTTTATACTCCTATTTTTTAAATGAATTAAAATAGTCATCGACTTGTTGATTCATGAAGTCGATCTGTTCACGAAATTTATCAATGTATGCGCGGTAAAGCTCAGCATCATCATTACTTACACGTATAGCCCTTGTCGGTTGTTGTGTTACTTTTTGTAACGAATATGGTTCAGGCTCAATATAAACCAAGGTTTCGGTAGTGCTGCACGAAAACAGACTAACGGTTAATAGTAGTAAAATTATCGCTTTCATTTATTTCGCCTCTTTCACTATCAATCGCGTTAATTGCATCAGTATTATTAACTTTTCCCGCTCTTTCTTGCTGCACAGCGTCAAACCTTGATCTTTTGATGTCGTCTTCACGCTTTTTAGCTTCGACCTCTGCATTTTGTTTTAAGCTCCGTATTTTGTTCGCTTTGTCTTTGTTGCGCTTTTTCAAAATTTTGATGTAAACAGCCATAATTGCAACAATAACCGCAAAGCCAGCAGCTATTTTAGCCTTCAATACGCTAAACATTTTTTTCATGCTTCATTGGCGCAGGAGATTTTATTTTGCTAGCCGCAAGAAGGGTGATGTAAAGCGCACCAAAAGACTCAGCCAACCCCTGCACCTCGTCTATCGTTTCCGATAGACCGCCAATATCAAGAAAGCCAATAAGCCCTAACAAAGCTACCAATCCTGCAACTGAAAAAATCTGATAAGTTCTGTAACCCTTCATAATAAACCCTCTTTAGGTTATTGTATCATTTTCGTGGCGCCACGAAAATGGTCGTTAATATACCCACATCGTGACGTGTCCCGCTGGCAATTCTGGGCGATAACCGAGATGCACAAACGTTTTAGCCACACCTATAGCATTACATCCTGCTTTAATTCCTGCATCAACTATGTTGCCTCGTGTAGCACCATTGCACTTAACATCAGTTCCTTGGCCTTTCTGGTGGTCTGCTGGCGTTGTTCTGTGTGATTCATTTGGATGATACGGGCATCTGCCGCCGGATGTTACAGCCAACGGACTACCATATATTTCACGCGCCAACTGAACGCGGTCTAAATGCTCTTGGCTCACGCTACGCTTGTCGCACTTAGCATGGCCGCAGGTACACAAAAGCTTCTTATCTGTTTCTGGATTGAAATTTGTAGTTTTAATCATGTATTGCCTCTTTCATGTAAACCTTAATTGCGGCAATAGCTATATCAGAACCAGCCGCCCATATCGCTTCGTAACCCATGCTAATCATCAAATCTAAATGGTCTTGCTGGTCATCACTTACTGCGCACCGAGTCTTGCCTTCATCCTTCATCTCTACCCATAGCCCACACTTGCCATTCATTGGCACTGCTATAAATAAATCCGACACGCCATTTTTAAAACCTTCTCTTTTTAGCTTGTTGATCAGCGCAAACTTATTGCGACCGCCTAATAATTGACCGTTAGGTATAGCCATGATGCAGTCTTTGAATTGTGGGTACTGCATTTTAAACCATTTAACTACCGCTGACTGGTGATCGTGTTCAC